ACTACTACAGGATGGTATAGTAAACAACTGTTCTACAGGTGATATTTTCAACGTAGATTTAAACAAGCGTACTATATTCCCTTTAGCACACGTTATTGTAAATAGTGTAGCAGAATCAGCAACAGGTAATACAAACCTATTTAACGTTTCTGTGTTACTTATGGATGTTTGCGATATTTCACCTGATGAATCTACTGATTTGTGGTTAGATAACGATAACGAACAAGATATATTTAATACACAATTTGAAATAGGTAAACGATTTGTAGAATCAATGCGTAGGGGTGATTTATACACGTTAGGTTATCAGTTAAACGGTAATGCAAATTACGAAGCGTTTAGTGATAGGTTTGAAAATAAGTTAGTAGGATGGACTATTACATTTAATGTAGAAGCAGCAAACGATACAACTATCTGCTAATGGCATATAATCTAATAAATACACAAAAGACATTAGAACGCTTTAGAGACTATGTAATACAACAAAGTAGAACTAATCTAACTAAAGGCGATAAAAACGTTACAAGCAATTTATATAGCCAATTAAAAGGTGAAGTAAAAGCAATGCCTAATTCAATAGGTGTTTATTTTGAAATGCCTGCTTATGGACAATTTCAAGACAAAGGAGTAAAGGGTAAATTCAGTTCATTAAAAGCACCAAACTCACCGTTTAAATTTGGTAGTGGTACAGGTAAGAAAGGTGGATTAACTGAAGGAATAAACAAGTGGGTAAAAGCACGTAGAATACAATTTAAAAAGAAAGACGGTAAATTTATGAGTTATGAATCTACTGCATTTATGATTACACGCAGTATTTATAACAAAGGAATACGACCAAGTTTATTTTTTACAAAACCATTTGAAGCAGGATATAAAAAATACATAACAGAAGATTTAATAAAAGGATTCGCATTAGATGTAGAAGATTTAATGAAAACAAGTTTAAAAGATATAAAATAATGAAAGTAATAAATGCACGTTCACCATACTTTATAGGGGTAGATGAAAACGACCAAGTAGCAGCACAATTAAGGTTATTCATTTGGAATAAAGGTGAAACAGAACCTGCTACACCTACATACACTATTGAAAAGAAAATACCTTCTACAACGCAGCCTTTAATTGTATTTAATATTTCGCCTTACATAGCTGAACAAATAGAAACAATAGATGCTGTGCCACGTTCATTTGCTCACGAAGATGTAAATGATATGTGGGTTTATGTACGTGCTGAATGGTATTATAATGTTGCAGACGATAAAACGTGGGTGCTTGTACGTGAAATTAATTACATTGGTGTAAGTGGGTTTAATAATTATTTAGGTGGTGCAAACCAAGTAGTAACTGCACCTATTGTTTATTTAACTAATCCTACAATTACGCAGTATTATAACGAAACTTTAGCACAAGATAAATTACCATATTTTAACGTACTAATTGAACACGATGGAGTTTCAATAACTGAAGCAAAGTGGACAAATAGAAGATACGCCACATCAAGCACACAAGTATTATTAGATGATTCGTTTGCTGCTGATACATATATATTTATGATACCCGCAAAAGATGCAGGAATAGCAAACCATAATTTTGGAAATGATATAATAATAGAATCAGAATTAACAGGCACACTACAACCTACAGTTACTTTTTTACCTGTGTGTGAATCTAAATACACTCCTGTAATTTGTGAATTTATAAACAGATTTGGTGGGTGGCAATTTCTTACATTTTTTAAAGCACAAACAAATAACGTAGAAGTTAAGAATAGTGAATTTAGATTACTACCTGATAATTGGGATTACAATCCATTAAGAAATCAAACGCAGCAGTTTAATTTTAATGGCACGCAAAGTGTTAAACTAAACACAGGTTGGGTAGATGAAAACTATTCTGATTTAATGTTTGATTTAATGGCAAGTGAAACTATTTTATTAGATAACAAACCTGCTAATATTAAAACTAAATCAATGCCAATTAAAACAGGATTAATGGATAAGATGATTAATTACGAAGTTGAGTTTATCTATAGTTACAATCTAATAAACGATGTAGTATAATGCAAAGTGTAGAAATATATATTTACGTTGATGGTGTAGCAAATCGAATTGAATTGTTTGGCGATGAAAAAATTTCGGTTGTTTCAAGCATACAGAATTTTAGCGATTTAGGGAAACTGTTTACGGATTATTCAAATAGCTTTACAATTCCTGCAAGCAAACATAACAACGCTATTTTACGCCATTGGTACGAATCAGCAGTAGGTGAAACAAACTTAGAAAACCCACAAGATGTAAATGGTGCTTTTGACCATAGAATAAAGTATTACGGATTTATTGAAATAGATACTATTCCTTTTCGTGATGGTAAATTTACAATGGATAAAGCCAATAAGAAAAACGGGTTTATAGAATCATATACAATTAATTTCGTTGGTAACTTAGTTCAATTAAAAGACAAATTTAAAGAAGACAAATTAAATAGTTTAAGAGATGCTAACGATGTAAGTTATTATGATGAATTAAATTTTGAATACAATCAATCAAACGTAGTTACAGGTTCTTATGCTAACGTAAAATTTCCATTAGTTGGTAGTGATAGACGTTTTGAGTTTATGACAGGAACGGCAGAAGATATAACCACAGTTCCAGGCCAAATAGATTATAGAACTTTGTTTCCTGCAATTCGAGTTTCGAAAATACTACAATATATTCAATCGGCTTATGGCCTTATTTTTTCAGGTGAATTTTTAAATAGTCAAACTTTTACTGAATTATTTTTATACTGCAAAAATGCTGAAGAAATGCAGGTTAGAACTGAACTATTACAAGTTAATTTTACAAGTTTAACAGGTAATCCAACTACATCATCAGGAGAATATAATTTAACTACAAACACATTAAATGTTATACGTAGACAAATTTATATGGAGCGGTTTGGCTCTTTTATAACTGATTATCCTGATATAAGTAGATTTTCTATTCAAATAAATACAGTATCAACAAATTATAATATTCACGTTTATAATAACGGTATTCCTTTTACAAGTTTCTTAAATCAAAGCGGAAATACAACTTTTCAATTTTTATCTTTAGGAGAGTTTTTTACTGATGTTTATAATTTTACATTTTTTGTAAATTCAGACGATGCTGCTGTAACATTTGAAAGTAGAATCATAAGCAGTTATTTTAAATTTGTAAGTACAGGGCCGAGTTCAGCAAGCGATATTTATTCCGCAAGGCACGACGCAATAGGAACGTGGCAAACAAGTACAGGGTTTATAAATATTAGAAATTACGTACCCGATTTAAAAGTAACTGATTTTTTAACAGGATTAGTTAAGATGTTTAATATGGTGATTGCGCCAACTGCCGAAAATACATTTGATTTTATACCACTTGAATTATGGTATCAAAATGGGGATGAAATAGATATTACAAAATTTATTCAGGCAAATGAATTAGAAATAGGCAAACCTAAACTATTTAAACGGATTGATTTTAAACACGAAACTTCAGAAAATGTTTTAAATAATTTTTATAGAAGCGCAAACAATAACCAAGAATATGGCGATGTGTTTTTTGAAAATCCTAATTCAGCGTTTACAGAAAATTACGAAGTTAAAACACCCTTTGAAGATGTAATGTGGGAACGTACTACAGGCGAAAACTTTTTAACCACAACTATGTGGAATAAAGATTTGCAACCATATACACCAAAGCCTGTTTTAATGTATTACAATGGACTGCAAGGATTAGGCCCTTATGCTGATAATATAATTTTTAGCGATGGATTAACCACAATTACACGTTCATTTTATAATAGATTTTCAAATGAAATACAATTAGGTGGTTCTGATTTGTCTTACTTACAAACTTTAAATTGGGGTGTAGAAAATTCAGTATGGAATTTAACATTTGCACCTAACGGATTATATCAGCGTTTTTATAGTCAGTACATTTTAAATTTATACAACCAACGCACAAGGGTAATAAAAGCAAAAGGAAATTTTAATCCTTATTTATTAGCTTCAATTAATTTAAACGATAGGGTAATAGTTTCTAATAAACGATATATTATAAACACACTTACAACTGATTTAACAACAGGTGAAGTAGAATTAGAATTGCTAAACGATTTCAGAGATATATTGCAAGACACAACCTACTTTAGATATTCAAACATACCATTTTTAATAGTAGATAATACTGCACAGGTAGTTCAATTTATAATATACAAAAACAACTACGATACATTTGATGTAAAGCTATCTACTGACTTTTTAAGCTATCCATTAACAACTGATAACGATACTGATATATTGTTAGAAGTAACTATTCCTGTTAACGCTACGGCAGCAGATAGAAACGATATAGTGATATTAGAATACTTTGAAAACGGAGTTGGAACTATAATACAAATACCTGTACTACAATATGCTTAAACAAATATTAGAACTTCTGCAATGCACAGAGCATTACGGACAAAGCGAATTAATAGAAATTGCTAAAGGTAAATACGAACTACCTTCAACATTTAAAAAAGGATATACACAAATTAAAAGGGAAATGAAATGGCTGAAAAGTACGAAATAGATTTAGAGTTAAAAAGCAATTTTGATAAGGTTGTTAAAGATGTAAACGACCTTAAAAAAGGTATGCAAAATGTCCAAAAGGAAACTGAAGATATTGGCAAATCAGCAAAGAACGCAGAAAAGGGTGTTAAATCTATTGGTGAAGGATTTAAAGCGATAGGTTTATCTATTAAAGCAATGGGTATAGGTTTGCTTCTTGAAGCTTTTGCTATACTTAAAGATGTGTTTTCACAAAATCAAGTAGTAGCTGATAAATTTGCAACTGCTTTAGGTGCTTTATCTAAAGTATTTAATGATTTAGTTAATTTTTTAATTAAAAATATTCCTGTTGTTGTAGATTTCTTTAAAGATATATTTGAGAATCCACAAAAACACATTGAAAAATTAGGAACTTTAATTCAAGAAAATTTAATTGAACGCTTTAATTCGTTATTAAAAACCGCAGGTTATTTAGGCGAAGCATTAGGAAACTTGTTTGAAGGTAAATTTGCAGCCGCAGTTGAATCAGTTAAAAAAGCAGGTAAAGAATCAATAGATGTTTTTACAGGTGTAAACAATTCGGTTGATAGAGCAGGAGAAGCTATCGATAAAATTGGTGGTGCAATTAGTAAATATGGTAAAGAAACTTGGAACGCGGCAGCAGCAAATGTAGCATTACAAAATGCAGCTTTAATTGCAGCAGCACAGCAAGCTAAATTAGTTGAACAATATGATAGACAAGCAGAGGCACAAAGACAAATACGTGACAATGATTTATTAAGTATTGAAGATAGAATAACTGCAAATAATAAATTAAAAGATGTTTTAGACAAACAAGAAAAAGCAATGATTTCTGCGGCTGATTTACAATTGCAAGCAGCACAAAACACTTATGCTAATAACAAATCAATAGAAAACCAAGTAGCTTTAATTAACGCGCAAGCAAACATAGAGGGTGTACTTGCACAGGTTAAAGGCTTAAAAAGTGAACAACTTTCAAATGAAATTTCTTTAACCAAAGAATTAGTTGCTTTAAAACAAACTGATGTTGATGCTACTGCTGCATTAGCTTTAGAAAATAAAAAGTTTAACGCTTCTTTAAATGATGATAATATAGCAAGATTAAATGCAGAAAGAGAAATACTACTTGCTGAACAAGAAACAGAAAGACAAAGATTACAATTAAAAATCGATGGTGCGGCAGAAGGTACACAAGCAAGGGTAGATGCTGAAATAGAATACAAAACAAGAATGCAAGAAATCGGAAACGAAATTAAGCAAAATGAAAAAGATAATGCTGATGCAAGTAAAGAAATAGAAAAAGAAAAAGCTGCAGCACGTGATGCTTATTTAACTGCGGGAAGTAATGCTTTAAAAAATGCTGCTGCTTTGGCAGGCGAAGCTACAGATGCAGGTAAAGGATTAGCTATTGCGGCTACTACAATAGATACGTATCAATCAGCAGTTAGTTCTTATAAATCGTTATCAGGTATTCCTGTAGTCGGGCCTGCATTAGGTGCTGCTGCTGCGGGTGTAGCTATTGCAACGGGTTTAATGACTGTAAAAAATATATTAGCAGTTAAAGTTCCCGGTGGTAGTAGTAGTGGTGGTGGTGCTCCCGCTACAGGTGCTGCTCCTAATTTTAACGTAGTAGGTGCTACAGGTGTTAATCAATTAGCAGGTGCAATTAGCAATAGAGAACAACAACCTGTCCAAGCGTATGTAGTAGCAAATAACGTAACTACTGCGCAAGGTTTAGATAGAAATATAATTCGTTCAGCTACATTAGGATAAATAAAAACTATTAAAAAACATATTACTATAAATAAAAACTTGCGCTGTTAAGTATTGATTTTAAAGGGATTTTTAATTTAATAAACAAACTAAAAAAAAACAACAGGTAATATATAAAATAAAGAAAGTGCTTTAAAACGCAAAAAAAGCTATTTAAAACAAAATCAATAAAATTTAATTTTAAAATAAAAACAAAATGCGAATAGTAGAATTAATATTAGATGATGATAAAGCTACAGGTGTAGAAGCAATTTCAATTGTAGAAAATCCTGCAATAGAAGAAAACTTTGTAGCACTAAATAAAGAAATAGAAATTAAACTTGCTGAAGTAGATTCTGATAAAAGAATTTTAATGGGTGCTGCATTAATACCTAATAAAAATATTTACAGAAGAAGCGGTGATGATGAATACTATATTTTCTTTTCAAAAGATACAGTAAAAAAAGCAAGTGAGTTATATCTAATGAATGGGTTTCAAAATAATGCAACTTTAGAACATAGCACAAAGTTAAAAGATTTATCAGTAGTTGAATCTTGGATAGTAGAAAGTGAAGTAGACAAATCACGTAACTATGGTTTAGAAATGCCTATTGGAACTTGGATGGTTTCTATGAAAGTAAACAACGAAGATATTTGGCAGGAGTTTGTTAAAACTAAAAAAGTTAAAGGTTTCAGCATTGAAGGATACTTCAGCGACAAAGTAGAAATGAACTTTCAAAAAGCTAAAGATGATGAATTGATTGAAAAAATTAAACAACTACTAAAAGATGAGTAAAGAAATAAAAACAACTTCACCAAAAGGCGGTAAACGTGGTTGCTTGTGTAAAGATAATACGTACAACTCTAAATGCTGCAATGGTAAGTTACGTGAACAAGGTATAGGTACTTTAGTAGGACAAGGCAACGAACCTGCGCAGTAATTTATAACAATTTAAAACAACAATTATTAATATAAAAAATTTTACTATGACACCTGAAGCACTAAAGATTTTAAACAAGTTTCAAAAAACTGAATTAACTGCGCAAAAAGTTGAATTAGCAGCAGGTGATGAAGAATCAAAAAAAATAGAAACTATTTGGAAGGAAGGCCAAAACATCAGAAGTCAAGCATTAAAAGAAGCTATTTCCAAAGTTGATGCTTATACTAAAGAAATGGTTAATTTAAGAGTAAAAATGTTTAAAGATTCACAAACATTTTCTGCAAAATATAAAGAATTAGTTGGTGAAAGTGCAGATAACACTCAACAAATAAAAGATTGGAATAATGCTATTAGAATTGCTGATTCAAGAATAAATGAATTAGATAGTTTTAAAAAACAATTATCAGGAATACTTTAAATAACTAAATAAGTAAATATGAATGTAATTAACGAAATTAAAACTCTTTTGGGAATGGAGGTAAAACTTGCCCAAATGAAACTTGAAGATGGTGTTACTGTTATCGAAGCAGAAGTGTTTGAAGCAGAAGCAGCCGTATTCATTGTAAATGGTGAAGATAGAATTGCTTTACCTGTAGGGGAATACAAACTTGAAGATGGAAACATTTTGAAAGTTGAAGTAGAAGGTGTTATTGCTTCTATTGAAATGCCTGCTGAAGAAGCCCCTGCTGAAGAAGAAGTTGCGCCTGAAGCTGAAGTAGAAGTTGAAGCGCAAGCTGCTGCTCCTAAACGTGTAGTTGAATCAATCACTAAAGAAATGTTCTTTTCTGAAATTGAAAAACTACGTGCAGAAATTGCTGAATTAAAATCAGTAAAACAAGAGTTAAGTGCTGAAGTTGATGTACAACCTTTAACACACTCACCGGAAGTTAAATCTTCTGTTAAATTAAATAAAATTTCATCTAATCGAACAATGTCTACACAAGACCTTGTAATGTCTAAACTTTTTAACTAAATATAAAAAATGGCTACTACTACTTCTATTACTTCTACCTACGCGGGAGAATTTGCAGGGAAATACATCTCAGCTGCATTATTATCAGGTTCAACTATTGCAAATGGTGGAATCGAAGTTTTACCTAACGTAAAATACAAACAAGTAATTCAAAAAATTGCTACAGATGGTATTGTAAAAAATGCTACTTGTGATTTTGATGCTACTTCTACAGTTACACTAACTGAAAGAATTATTACACCTGAAGAATTCCAAGTAAATTTACAACTTTGTAAAAAAGATTTCCATAACACTTGGGAAGCGATTACAATGGGTTATTCTGCCTTTGATAATTTGCCTCCTTCATTTGCTGATTTCTTAATTGCTCACGTAGCCGCTAAAGTTGCTGAAAAAACAGAACAAAACATTTGGAAAGGTGCTACTGCTACTGCAGGTGAATTTGATGGATTTGTAACTTTGGCTACTGCTGATGCTACAGTTCTTGACGTTGCTTCTCCTGCTGCAGGTGGTGTTACTTCAGGTAACGTAATTGCTGAAATGGGCAAATTAGTAGATTTAATTCCTGCTGCATTGTACGGAAAAGAAGATTTGTACTTATACGTTTCACAATCAGTTGCTCGTGATTATGTACGTGCTTTAGGTGGTTTTGGTGCAAGTGGCTTAGGTGCTAACGGTACTAACGCAATGGGTACTCAATGGTGGAATAATGGTTCACTTTCTTTTGACGGAATCAAAGTATTCGTAGCAGAAGGAATGGCTACAGATTATATGATGGCTGCACAAAAATCAAACTTATATTTCGGAACAGGTTTGTTATCAGACCAAAACGAAGTTCAATTAATTGATATGTCGCCAATCGATGGTTCACAAAATGTAAGAGTTGTAATGCGTTTTACTGCTGTAGTTCAATACGGAATTGGTAGTGAAATTGTATTGTACACTCCTGCTGCATAATCATAATAAATAAACAAGAAAAGGTGGTGCAATAAACATCACCTTTTTTTTTATTAATGCTTCAAACAAAAAAGATAATTAATTGATTATCAATAACTTATAAAAAAATTTCAAAATGGCTTGTGATATAACACTCGGAAGATTAGAACCCTGTAAATCAGCAGTAGGCGGTTTAAAAGCTGTTTATTTTGTGAATTGGGGTGATGCAACAGGATACACGTACAACGCAACAAATACAGATGTAATTGACACCGTTACAGGTACACCTTCAGCATATAAATACGAATTAAAAGGAACGAATAGTTTTGACCAAACTATAACTTCTTCACGTGAAAACGGAACTACATTTTTTGACCAAAGTGTAAAACTTCAGTTGAAAAGTTTAGATATTGTTACACATAAACAAATCAAATTGCTTGCTTATGGTAGACCACAAGTGATTGTAGAAGATAACAACGGAAACTTATTCTATTGTGGTTTAGAACACGGAATGGAAGTTACAGGTGGAACTATTGTTTCAGGAACTGTAATGGGCGATTTATCAGGATACACATTAGAGTTGAAAGGAATGGAACGTGTAGCAGCTAATTTTATCGGTGATGATTTAGCAGGCGCAGGATTTACTATTGTTTTAGGTAGTTAATTTATTCTTACAATTTAATTAAGGGTGGCATTAGCTACCCTTTTTTATTTTAAAACAATTTCGACTTTTATTTATTATTTAATAAAAAATAGAATGATAGTTTTAAAGGATTCTACATACACACAAAATTTCAAGTTTATGCCACGTAGTTGTAATATTACTTCTATGGTGTTTAAAGATGAATTAGCAAATGTAGAACACGAAATAGAAAACCCTGTACTTGTAACAGAAAAGTATTGGATGCAATTTCAAGAAGATTTAACGTTTGAATTTCTAATAGATGGGCGTACATATAACTTAACTTGTTTTGATGGCGCAAACGTCGTTTATAGAGATAAAATAATGTGTACAAATCAATCTATTTCTACATACACAATTAATCAGGGTGTTTACGTTGCACACGCTACATCTAATGAATTTATAATATATGACTAATAATATTTCAGTTGTTAATTTATCGGCTTATACATCGCCTGAAATTCGAGAAAGTAAAAGAAATAATTACATCGAATACGGAAACGATAACAATTACTTTCAGTACTTAATTGATAGATTCCTTTATAGTACTTCAAATGGTGCTATTATTACCGGTATTACTAATATGATATACGGTAAAGGATTAGGTGCATTAGATGCTAATAGAAAACCTAACGAGTACGCACAAATGGTGTCTATCATTAAACCTGACTGTTTAAAGAAAGTAGCATTAGAACGCAAGTTATTAGGAATGGCTGCAATGCAAGTTGTAATGGAAAAGAATTTAGTTAAATCTATTTCACATTTTCCTATGCATACTTTACGTGCTGAAAAATGCAACGATAAAGGCGAAATTGAAAATTGGTATTACTTCCCTGATTGGACAAAAAAGAAGCCAAGCGAAGAACCTAAAAAGATTCCTGCTTTTGGTTTTGGTAATGGAAACGAAGTAGAAATTTATATTATTAAACCATACGTTTCAGGGTTTCACTATTATACACCTATAGATTATTCAGGCGCTTTGCCTTATGCTTATTTAGAGGAATCAATAGGCGATTACCTTATTAACGATATTGCCAACGGATTTAGCGGTACTAAAGTTATCAATTTCAACAATGGTATTCCTTCTGAAGAAATGCGTGATAGAATCAAACGTGATGTTCTTTCTAAGGTAACAGGCGCACAAGGTGAAAAAGTAATTATAGCTTTTAATGCCAACGCTGAATCTAAAACTACAGTAGATGATTTACCTTTAACTGATGCACCTGCACATTACGAGTACTTAAGCAAAGAATGTTTTGAAAAACTAATCGTAGGACACCGTGTAACTTCACCTATGCTTTTAGGAGTACGTACAGGTGATGGTGGATTAGGAAACAATGCAGATGAAATTAAAACTGCTACTTTATTGTTTGACAATATTGTAATTAAACCATACCAAGAAGAAATTTGTTCAGCATTAGATACAATTTTAGCAGTAAATAGTATTTCTTTAAAATTATACTTTAGAACTATTCAACCATTAGAATTTACTGATTTAGAAAACACTACAACACAAGAACAAGTAGCTGAAGAAACAGGTTTAAGTTCACACACTTGTTTAGCTTCTGAATCTATAGCTGATGAATTAATAAACAAAGGCGAAGTATTAGGTGATGAATGGTTATTGATTGATGAAACAGAAGTAGATTACGATTTAGAAGAAGAATTAGATTTTGAATTAGAATCTATAAATAAAAAAGAAGATAAATCACTACTATCTAAAGTATGGAATTTTGTTAGTACAGGAACTGCAAGGCCAAACATTAAAAGTCCTGAGCAAGATAAAGTAATTGATGGTGTAAACTTTATTACACGTTACGTTTATAGCGGTAATTTAACAGGCGAAAGAGAATTTTGCAATAAAATGTTAAATGCAGATAAAGTATATCGTAAAGAAGATATTATAGCTATGAAAAATCAAAAAGTAAATCCGGGCTTTGGTGTTAAAGGTTCTGATTTTGTGGATGTTTGGTTATACAAAGGCGGGCCGAGATGCGAACATAAATGGTTACGTAGAACGTATGCAAATTTAGAAGGTGTAAAAGTTGACCCTACAAGTGGAACTGCTAAACCATTAAGCAATAGAATAGCTGAAAAGTACGGATATAGAATTAGAAACGAAAAGGAAGTATCTATGAAGCCTGCTGATATGCCAACAAAAGGTTACACACAAGAATATTGGGATAAAATGGGATTTAAAAACTAACAAATGGCACAGGCACTATTTATAACTCGTGATGATATTGTAAAATTTACTGCATTAAATGGGAACATTGATACTGATAAATTTATACAGTTTATTAAAATCGCTCAGGATATTCATATACAGAACTATCTTGGTACTCGATTATTTAAAAGGATTAATGATGATATAGTTTCAGGTGATTTAGAAGAACCGTATACAACGCTTTTAAGCACTTATATTAAACCTATGGTAATACATTGGTCTATGGTAGAATATTTGCCCTACGCTGCTTATACTATTGCTAATAAAGGTGTATTTAAACATTCAAGCGAAGCAAGTACAAACGTAGATAAAAACGAAATAGATTTCTTAATAGAAAAAGAACGTGATGTAGCACAATCTTACACAAATAGATTTATAGATTATATGTGTTTTAATCAATCTTCGTTTCCTGAATATAACCAAAATTCCAACGCTGATGTATATCCGGATTCTTCTGCAAATTTTACAGGATGGATACTATAAAAGAAACATACAAACCCAAAGAAAAGAACGTACAAAAATTACAATTATTTTTAAATAAAATAGAAAATGAGTTTAAACTTCACACACATAAAATCCGATACGTTCGAGGCAGTAAACTTCGAGATTAACGTAGATACTGTACCGGTAGATTTAACAGATACTACTATTCGTATGCAATTACGAAAAGAATACGGTGGTGTAGTAGGTTTATCTTTAACTTCTGTAGGTAATGCAGGAATTACTATTACAGATGCTGCAAACGGCTTATTTAAAATAAATCAGCAAATCATAAACATACCTGCTTTTAATTATATTTATGATATTGAGTTTGATTTTGATGGCATTGTTAAAACTTATATTTCAGGGAATTTTTTAATTAAAAATGATGTAACCCGCTAATGTGTGAAAATGTAAACATAAACGTTTCTGAAACAAATGAAACAATTAATATAGTATCTTCTGAAATTCAGGAAGTAATTGATATTAATGTGTTTGAAACTACTGAAGATGTTACTTTAAACATTACTGAACAACTGATTCAGGTAAACATAAACAAAGTAACTTCTGCTGAAATAACTAATACATCACAATTAATAAACGACGGAGAAGATGGTATTAATCCGTTTATAACGGCGGCAGATATTCCCGCAAGCTTACTTGTAGCGTTACCATTTACAACCGACCATTTAACCGCGACTAATAACGCTTATGTAGTTGGCGATGTGGTTTGGTATCTCGGAAACGTATACCGATGTATTGCAAACAACGACTCGATACTTCCAACGTCAACGACTTACTGGACAAATTTAGGCGCGGGCAATCCGCTTGTCGCTCAACCTTCGGACTGGAACGCAACCAGCGGCAATAATCAAATTTTAAACAAGCCTACTATTCCTGCTGCTGGAGTCACTTCGGTAGGTTTGACAATGCCCTCAGCGTTTAGCGTAGCAAATAGCCCAATCACAAGCGCAGGAACTTTGGAAGTTACAGGTGCGGGCCTTGTATCTCAATACGTGCGAGGCGATGGCTCACTTGCAAACTTCCCAACTTCAACAGGTGGAGGGTCGTCTTTGGCTTTTTACTTAAATGGCTCAGTTTCGCAAGGCACTTTTGGCGGCGTTGCATTTAAAGAGATGGACCGAACTCCGATATTAGGGGCGGGAACTGATTTTACAATTGCAGCAAACGGATATATTCAAAGTTTTATAACCGACGCAAACGTTCCTAATTTATTGGAAATTCCTGCGGGTAATTGGAACTTTGAAACCTATTTTAGTGCCTCAAGCAATGGCGGTAGTCCATCATTTTACCTTGAATTATACAAATGGGATGGAACGACTTTATCATTAATAGCGTCAAACTCAGCAAATCCCGAAGGCATTACCAATGGAACGGCAACACATCTTTATCTTAGTGCATTACCTGTCCCACAAACAACGTTAGCTTTAACCGATAGGTTGGCGGTAAGAATATATGTAAACAATTCGGGCCGTACAATTAAACTACATACTGAAAACGGACACCTTTGCGAAGTCATTACAACATTTTCAACAGGATTAACTGCGCTAAACGGATTGACTGCGCAAGTGCAATCATTTGCAACAGGCACAAGCGGAACGGATTTTGCTATAAGTTCAACAACTGCAACGCACACATTTAATCTTCCAACGGCTTCGGCTGCAAATCGTGGAGCTTTATCGTCTACGGATTGGAGTACATTTAACGGCAAATTTACACTTCCCGCACTAACAAGCGGCAGCGTTTTATTTTCAAATGGCACGACCATAGCGGAAGACAATGCAAACCTATTTTGGGATGACACGAATAATCGTTTAGGGATTGGAACGGCAACGCCAACATCAAGGCTTCACATTGCTGCTCAAGGTGCGTTATCAACTGACATAGCTTTTAAAATTAGAAATTCTGCAAATACAGCAGACATTTTAAATGTGAATGGATTAGGTGTGATGGAAATGATAAACACTACTCTTTCATTACAATTAGTTAATACAACAGGTTTAGGAGTTCAATTTAGAAATGGTGCAAGTTCAACATCATATACATTAAGAGGATGGAATACAAATACAGGTGTTTATACTCCGCTTAATATTGATGCTAATCCATTAAACTTAAACACATTATCAAATTCAAAAGTAATTTTTGGAAGTGGCAACGTACTAATAAACACCACAACCGACTCAGGCTATAAATTAGACGTAAACGGCACAGCGAGGATTCAGGGTAATACAACTATAAACGGATTTTGTTTTAACAATGGTATTTTTTCAAATAGTGGAGCAGTTAACATTTACCATAGACAAGACATAAGTGTTGGTGTTGGTATACAAACAAATTCAGCAACAACATCAGTTTCAAGAACTACTTTTGTGATTAACGATAATTTTGCGCCAACAACAGGGACAAATACATTTAGTAATGTAACTTTACAACCTATTATTAACCAAACAGGCGGAGCAAGTGGAATAACAAGAGGATTATATATTGCACCTACTTTAACGGCTGCGGCTGATTGGCGTGCTATTGAGGTTTCAAGCGGAATTACTATATTAGGCGCAGCAACAACGGCTAAGGCTTCGCTTAGAATACCAAGCGGAACTGCACCGACATCACCAACAAACGGAGACATTTGGTTTGATGGAACTGATTTAAAAATGAGAAGAGGAGGAGTTACAAGAACAATAGTAGTACTA